AGTAATGCAATCAATGCTGTGTTAGTTTTTCTACTCATTTGTAGGTACCGGTAATGTTAAAAATTTATCACCCATTAATTTAAGTCCTGGGTTTTCTTTTTTGTATCCATCTTTCATATCATCCCATTTACTTTTGCCATCTGCTGGTCTGTTATCTAATTTAACTGGAGTTATACCAGTACATTTTGATACTAATAATCTAAAATTTTCATTCTGTGCAAGACTAGGATTGCTGTTAACTCTACCACACATCTTCATCAATTCTAGCTGTTGCTTAAGTTCCATGTTTTCTTGCTGCACTTTTCTAAATTCTTTTGTACAGGCTGTGCCTATGTAATGTCTATAAGTTACACTAAGACGATCGTTATCAGAATTATTATCATAGTCATTAGAACTAGAATTATGTCTATAATCATTGTCTCTGTTTTCTGTTTCGATTCTAACATCGACTTCACCAGTTCTGCAGCTATTAGTCCCATTAGTTAAATACTCGTTTTTTGGATACGCAGGTTTTGCAAACAAAGTTAAACATATAAACATTATAATAAGTATCGCTGTAAATCTGTAATCCATCCTGCAATTCTCCATACATTACCTATTTAAATCCTTAATATCGTAGCTGTGTTCTCTAACTTGATCAGCTAATTGTCTGTATAAATTCTCTGCCATCTGCCACGTAGATTCAGCAGAAGTTAATCTTGTGTTTTGATCTGTAAGTTTTTCTTGTACAACTTTTAAATCTCTTTGAAGATTTACTATTTGAGTTTGATTGTCGTTGATTGTGTCTGTTAGATTGACAATATATCTAACACCCGTGAACGTTCCAACTAATACAGAAGCTATTACGGGTACTAATATAAAATTCTTTTTGAATAACTCTGCAATGTTCATAATTTAATCTCCTCATTTCTTCTCCTCAATCTCATAAAAGAAATTGTCCGTGTCTTCAGTCTTCCACGCTCCAGTGTCCTCTACATTCCATTCGTTCGTTTGAACTTTCCAGTCAGGAATATTATCCTTAACTGTAAATGAAGGTAGGTCCCAAATACATCTATTGTTTGGTTGGGCTGCATAATTACCATCGTCTAAGGCAATTATGTGGGCGCACTTATGTTCGTGCGGAATTTCCGAATGATCGGTATCTACTATATTACTCTCTGGATGAGCCCAGTCAATAGTAAATAAATAAGCACCGTAATGCCATTTTTTATCTTTACCTATATATTTTCCTGAAGCTGCGCTTAAAAGAGACCAATGAGTAATAGCAGGATAATAACTAAAAGAATTCCAAAGTTCCAATTCATCAAGTCTCGGGGATGGAACAGACTTGGGGTCATAACCACGTTGAATAAATGCCGTAATTGGGAGACGATAAAAGATAGCGCCATTTTCCATAAGCGCATGCCATAGAATCGCACGGCCTCCCAGAGATGTAATCCCAAAGATAATACAATCTTCAACTTCTCCATGATGTTTTTTACAATCATATAAATACTCCCTTCGTATTTGTGCATATGTTGGTGGTATGTTTGCATTTAAATAAGCCATAATCAACCATTTATTTCTCCCCAGTTAGTTGCTAGTTCACAGTCTACTTTGTTGGGGACTTCTAAAGTAACTGAATTTTCCATAATCTCAACAATTTTATCTGCTTGGTCTTGATCCTTTACAGATATACAAAGTTCGTCATGAATTTGTACGTGTGCTACTATACCATTTTTGTATAAATCTAACATGGCCTTTTTTGTCATATCAGCTGCACTACCTTGAATTAATTTATTTAAAGATTTGTAAGTATATGCTCTTCTAATCCCTGGTCCGTGTTCCTGCAATGCATCTTCGTGAGGCAATGCTTTATGCATACCGAATTGATTAGGCTCCCACAAATGAAACCTACACAATCGTCCCAAGAGAGTTCGAATTTGACCACGCTCTTGGGCACGATTGGAAGCACTATTCATTAACTGCTTAACGAAGGGAACTTTAGCGTGGTATTGATCGAACAATTCTGCTGCCTTGTCTTTTGATACACCTAGTTCGGCCTGGAGTTTTGCTTTACCCATACCATAAAATAACCCAAGGTTAATTACCTTGGCCTGTGATCTTGGAATCTTTGCCATGTCTGCTACAACCTGGTGAAAGTCCGTTGAAGTATCATTTTCATAATTATCTATTACATCATTTACAGACGGAAATTTGTGTAATGCCGCATAATGCACTACCAGCCTAGGTTCTTGCTGAGAATAGTCAAAACTACCCCATCTATGGCCTTTCTCAGGTATAAATATAGACCTAATCATAGGTCCAAGTTCTTTATTTCTAGCTGGAAGTTGTTGTAAATTAGGATTCGAATAAGAGAATCGTCCTGTTACAGTCCCACCTTGATCTGATCTAATTTGGTTTATATCTGCATGGATACGACCTTTGTGTTCATGTTTAATTATGGTATCTATAAATGTAGTATGTGCTTTATTAGTTTCTCTAGCTTCAGCAATCATTCTAACAATTGGATGTTCATGATTCATAATAAAATTTTTAGTAAAAGAAGGTGCATTTGATTTTGCAGTTCTTTCGTATGGTAACTTTAATTTATCAAAAACTTTCGCAACACTTCTTGCAGCCATTAATTGGACATCTATTCCTGTTTCTATTTTTATTTGCTGGAGTAAGTTTTCTTCTTTTATTACTAATGCTTGCTTCAATTCATGAGCTCTTTGAACGTCAACTCTCACCCCAAGAAATCTCATGTCTACCAGACAAGGAAACAGATCTGTCTCCAGTTGAAAAATAGATTCTACATCTTGATGAGTAATTTCTTTTTTAAATATTTGCCAAAGTTCTAAAGTAAGTTCTGCATCTTTTTCTGCATAGGCTCCAACATGAAGCGCCGGGAGCTGCCACATATCTGCTTTAGGATCTAATCCTCTAGACTTTGCTTCTTCGTTAAGGGCAGACTCATTCTTACCGTAACCTAAATAATCCCAACCCAAACTATTTAAATCAAATCTAAATCTATTTTCATTAATTAAAGATGCTGCAATCATCGTGTCTACTATTTGTCCTTGAATTTTTAAACCCATAGATCTAATCCAACTGACATCATACATGGCATTATGAAATATTTTTATTGCAGGCGTATTTAAAATATCTTGAAACCATTTTAAAGTTTTCTTACGATCCATGTTTGGCCCTGATCCGTGAGCAATGGGGAAATAAAACTTCTTACCTGGTACAGCTACAGCGATTCCTACAACTTCTCCATTACCGATAATGGCACCACTACCTTTAGATTTTAAATCTGGATCTCTTGTCTCTAAGTCAATTGCTATTTCATCATACTGTCTTAGATCAGGATAAGATTCTGGTTCAATCCATTCTGTCTGAGCTTCAAATAGAGGTACTTTCATTTAAACCTTTTCTGTTATTGTAGTAAAGCATACCTTGCTTTTCATATTTAAGTAATCTTCTTTTCATTACTTGGTTTTCTTTGTAAATTTTATCTATTTTTTTAAGAGCGGCGGCTAATTTTAATCTTACTTTTAAAAACTCATTCATTACTTTTTCTTTTTCATATCATTTATTTTTAACATCTCTAGCTGACAGTAGTGTACAATTTTTTTAAGATCTTCAACTCCTCCTTTCCGCTGATAACGACAAACGTATTTCACAACATTGCCTTGAAAAAAACTAAGATCATTTTTAGAAATAAACTCATAAGGTTGAATTGGAAATTTTGTGTAGTGATTCCCACCTACCTGTGTGTATTGTGGAAACGCTTCTTCTAATATATTTTTATCTGTCATAGTTGATATCCCTTTCGTTCTATTTTTGCTCTCATTAAATATAAATTTCTTTTTGCTCTCGTGCAACCTACATACCATACTCTGTGTTCTTCGTCACGTTTTATTATACTTTTGGTAGTAGCTTCTCTTATTTTTTTAGCATTATCTAATACTAAAATTACGTTCTCACATTCACCACCTTTGGCTGCGTGAATAGTAGATACTTTGATTCGTGCTTCATCACTTAATTTTTCTTTATTTGACAACATTAATCTTATATAAATTTTGTCTTCAGCAGGTGCATTATCAAAACATTCAAACCATTTTAAATTATAATTCATTC